ACGTGCAGCTTAGGACGCAGGAAGATACGCAGTTAGAACATAGGCAGATTGCAAAGTCCATCAAGGCTTTGATGGTTGAGCATCTGCCGATTACGATGGGAGTAATAGGATGAGATTCGGAGAAGTGATTCAAGCCTTGATGGCTGGTGGCGGTAATGCCGTATGGCGCGGTGAGTGGGGAGGAGCCGTATTCTTGCGCTACTCGGAACTCTGGAATATCTTTGAACTTCACGGGCCACAGAAACGGGTAACGCAACTCGAAGAGTTGCGCCTGTCTCCTGGTGACCTGTTTGCTAACGACTGGGCTATTGTTGTACTTGATCCACGAACCGGGGAGGTTGCCAGATGATACCTTTTGCTGTTGGTGCTTTGGTGGGGGCTGGATGCTTGGCCGTCTACAACGAACTGTATACACGCTGGCTGTATAACGATGTAAAGAAAAGGGCTAAAGCTCAGGGTATGAGTAAAGATAAATTGCGCGCTGCTATGCTCTGGGCTACCAGCGCGGAGATACGGAAGAATCTAGATGAGTAGAGTAATCAATAAGGAGATTGAGCAGGTCGCTATTGACTTGCTCAAGCACCACCCACGCAACGCTAACAACGGCGATGTAGAAGCCATCAAGAAGAGCCTAGCGGTAAACGGGTGGTACGGCTCTGTGGTGGCTAACCTGAGCACTAAGCACATCCTAGCGGGAAATCATAGGGTCATGGCTGCCAAGGCGTTAGGCTGGGAAACCGTACCTGTTCAATGGGTTGACGTTACGCCAGAAGAAGAGCTACGCATTCTGGTTGTTGACAACAGGACTACCCGTATCGGGCAAGATGACACGACCAAGATTACCGATATCCTCGCTGAGCTTGCGAATACGCCTATTGGCTTGGATGGTACCGGGTACGGCGCATCTGACCTTGATGCTTTGATTGATGAACTGGCGGGAATGACTGAGCCTGCTGAGTTGCTAACTGATCCCGACGAAGTACCGGAGGAAGTCGAGACACGATGCAAGCCGGGAGACCTTTGGATTCTTGGTAGGCATCGATTGCTTTGCGGTGACAGCACCAAGGCTGATGATGTGGCACGGCTGATGGATGGTGCTGTGGCTGAGATGATGTTTACAGACCCACCATACGGAGTAAATTACGAAGGCGGACATTTTCACAGTGGCGATGTCAACATAAAACGTAAGCGTGAAAAGTTAGCAGATGATGATTCAACTGCAATCTACACAGACTTTCTGCCTGTTGCATTATCGGCTGTAGATGGTCCGTGCTATATGTGGTTTGCCGGTTCAAAAGCAAGAGACATATACAACGCAGTGCATGACAATGGATGTGAAGTACATACTCTTATAATTTGGAATAAGACAAATGCTACGTATGCAGCTATGAATGCTCAGTACAAGCCAAGGCATGAGCCATGCTTATACTTTAAACCTAAAGGCTCAACACTTAGATGGTGTGGTTCAACTACTGAAGCAACGGTGTGGGATCAAGCCAGAGACGGTATCAATGAGTTTCACCCAACGCAGAAACCTATAGCACTCGCATCAAAAGCAATCGGCAATCATGATGCTAAAACAGTGCTGGAAATGTTTGGTGGGTCAGGCTCAACGCTCATCGCTTGCGAACAACTAGGGCGTAAATGCTATGCGATGGAAATCAGTCCTCAGTATTGCGATGTGATTATTCAGCGATGGGAAAACGCCACAGGGCAGAAGGCGGTGTTAGATGGCAGGTAGACCAACCAAGTACAACGAGGAAACAGAAACACGCATCACACAAGCACTCAGGGCAGGTAATACCCGTCGAGCTGCTTGCGCTTATGCTGGTATCTCACAGGACACATTTGCCAACTGGCTAAAATCTAATTCGCATTTTGCGGACGCTATAGAAAAAGCAGAAGGTGATGCCGAGGTTCGGAACGTTGCTATCATCCAAAAGGCAGCTGACACCACATGGCAAGCCGCGGCGTGGTGGCTTGAACGCAAGCACAAAGCCGACTGGTCTAGCCGGGTAGAGCAGACCGGCGCAGACGGTAGCCCAGTCAAGGTGATCGTGGAGTATGCGGACAAACCCGGTGCATGAGCTTCACCACGGCAACTGTCTTGACATCTTGCGCACCATGCCGGATTGCTCGGTTGATGCTGTTGTAACCGATCCACCGTACGGCCTATCTTTCATGGGCAAGCGTTGGGATTATGACGTTCCCTCAACCGAGATATGGGCAGAATGCTTGCGAGTGCTGAAGCCAGGCGGTTACCTGCTGGCGTTTGCTGGTACTAGGACTCAACACCGGATGGCGGTACGCATTGAAGATGCCGGGTTTGAGATTCGGGATATGTTAGCGTGGATGTACGGTTCCGGGTTCCCAAAGTCTCACAACTTAGACGGTGAACATCATGGCTGGGGTACAGCACTAAAGCCAGCCATGGAGCCTATCACGATGGCACGTAAGCCCTTCAAAGCCACGGTAGCGCAGAACGTGCAGGAGTGGGGTACAGGCGCAATCAACATAGACGGTTGCAGGATTGGTGAAGAGGAAATAAAAACATCCGCAAAACAAGCAGGGCAAAGTTTCCAACATGATTACAACGGTTGTGAGGAATCAACACACTTAGGCCGCTGGCCTGCTAACGTGATGCACGATGGAAGCGCTGAGATTATGCAAGGCATGGGCGAAGCGGCACGATTCTTCTACACGCCTAAAGCCTGCAAGGATGACCGGGACGATGGATGCGAGATGATGGATGCAAAGCAGTACAGCCATGACGGTAGAGACAAGGCAATAGAAAACGCATACCAACGCAACGACAGCCAAGCACGGAACTTCCACCCAACCGTAAAGCCTACCGACCTAATGCGCTACTTGTGCCGCATGGTTACACCTACCGGCGGCATCGTGCTTGACCCCTTCACCGGATCAGGTAGCACTGGGCGGGGTGCAGTGCTTGAAGGTTTCCGGTTCATTGGTTGCGAGATGGATGCAGACTACATCGAGATAGCGAAAGCCCGTATCCTTGCAGCTGAGAAAGCGTACCAGCCTTGCCTGATATTCGACTAGTCTTACCAAGGCCGCATGAAGCCCAGCAGATTATCTTGCGGGAAGCCAAGCGGTACAACGTCCTTGCTTGCGGTAGACGCTTTGGTAAGACAACACTGGGCGGCAACCTTTTATCTGACCCGGTGCTTATTGACGGCTTGCCCTGCGCGTGGTTTGCCCCTACCTACAGGCTCCTAGAAGAGGCATACGCCGATCATAAGCGCATCTATGCTCCCGTTATCCGCAGGGCCGTACAAAGCCCCGCACCGCGCATCGAGCTTATAACCGGGGCAGCCATCGATTACTGGACTTTAGATGATCCAAGCACGGTTGCCCGTGGTCGTAAGTACAAGCGGGTTATCATTGATGAAGCCGCCATGGCAAGGCATCTGGAGCAAGCCTGGACTGAAGCCATCCGCCCAACGCTTACCGATTACAAGGGGGATGCGTTCTTTCTTTCTACACCTAAAGGCTCTAACTACTTCAAAAGCCTTCATGCCATGGCCGGTGTTGATGATGACTGGATGGCATGGCAGATGCCTACAACGGCTAACCCGTGGATAGATGCTGACGAAGTAGCCAAGGCGGGGGAGTCACTACCCTCGATTGCGTTTCGACAGGAGTATTTGGCGGAGTTCGTTGATGCGGCTGGAGCAAGAATCAAGCGGGAGTGGTTGAGGCACGGAGTGCCACCTGAAGGGTTGCCCGTCTACCTTGGTGTTGACCTTGCTATCTCGACTAAGGCGGAGGCAGACTACACCGCCGTGGTTGCTTTGAGCCGTGGTGACGATGGCACGATCTACGTGCTCGATGTCAACCGTACCCGCGCAGACTTTGCTTCCGTCCTGCGCTTCATTGAGGCGATGGCAGATAAGTGGAAACCCGTCATGATTGGCATCGAGCAGGTGCAGTATCAGGCGGCTGTTGTGCAAGAGCTCATGAGGCGTACAAAACTGCCTATCCGGGGCATCAGACCAGACCGTGACAAAGTGACCCGCTTTGGGCCTCTAGAAGCCCGGTACGAGCAAGGGCAGGTAATACACGTTGAAGGTCTGCCACCTTACTGGCAGGATGAGTTGTTATCCTTTCCCGTTGGTAGGCATGATGACGTAGTGGACGCAATGGCGTACGCGTGGCAGGTGATCGGACAGCGCAAAGGCTGGGGAGCGGTTTAGGTTCCCTGTGGGATACTAGGCACATGGGTATCTTTGACCGCTTCCTTGGCAATAAAGCC